TTAATTAGCCTTTTTTCGTGCTAAAAAAGTTAGATAAATTAAACTGATAAATAGGTAGACCCAATAAACAAATATTGCAATGATAATGTAAGGGACAAATGCGTAAGGCAATAAACTTTCGCTAATTAAACCAAGGATGGCAATCACTGCCCAAATTACCAATTTTTCTTTAGTATCAGCCAGAGCTGCCTTAATTTCTTTCTTATTCATAGGTTAACTCGAGCATATAAGCTTTTTGTTTTAAAACGTGAGCAGTTGTTACCCAAACTTCCCGATAAGTTTTCTTTGGTTTACCAGTATAGGTATTAAAATAATCGAGCAGTGTGCGATATTTATCTACAAAGGCATCAGAAAGCCGATCAACAAGCAACGTTTCGTCAGGAAAATAAATTTCCGGATTAGCAACCTGCATATCATCACTAATATTCAATTGCACGACGTTTGTATATCCCAACGTACTTATACCGGCACGATCAGGATGGTTGTAAACTTGTGATAAAACATTATAGATTGAATCAGAATTTGTAGCCATATTTTCACCTCACAAAACTACCTCCATTGTAGCAAAAACCCCGGTAGTTGTCAGATTTCTATAACTTTTAGATGGAAATAGGCAAAATAGGGGGAAGACTTATTGACAGTTTGCTAGAAAGACGGTAATATTATAGAGGTAATTTAGTGGGCATTCGCCAAATGGTAAGGCCTCGGACTCTGAATCCGTAATTTACTGGTTCGATCCCAGTATGCCCAATTTATACAGTATTGAAGCTTTCATACAACGCTAAAAAGTTGATATGAAGGCTTTTTTATTTTTCTGATTGTCTCAATTTACCACCGTTTTTAAAGCTCCTGACACACATGTGACACACAATTAGTTTTTTAAGTAGTCCGCAAGGTTACTAATTGCTTGTGTTTTTTCGCTTTCTGTTTGGTGGGCATAAATTTGTTCAGTAATTTCTGACTTGGCATGACCCATAATTTTTTGAGTATCAAACAGGCTATTACCGCTTTCCATGGATAGGGTGGCAAAAGTATGCCTAAATGAATGAATTGAGATCCGTCTCAAGCCATAACGTTTACAGATAGATCTATTCCATGCATTAGGTTGGCTTTTAGATAACATGGTATTTCTTGCAAGGCTAGGAATTAGAAACTGCTCTTTACCATTCCACTTGTTGCCTAACACCATGAGATCTTGCATAAGTTCCAGTTTCCAATCTTTAATATAATTCATAGTTTGAGCGTCCACAGGTACATCACGTACACTTGTGGACGTTTTTGGTGTCTGGATAATTGGACGAAAGTTTTCGCCGTCTGTTTGTGTCCGTGTCACATGAATTATATTGTTCTTCATATCAATATCACTAAACCTCAACGCAATTAATTCCCCACGTCTTAAACCAGTGTAAGCAAGCACCCGAAAAAATAGATATTTTCTAGGGTCGCCACTTTTATTGGCACAATCTAAAAAAGTATTTAATTCATCACGATTATAAAATTTAGTGTTTTCTGATTTACGTTCACGGGTATCACGGGAAACGTGTGTATATTCCATTGGATTGGTCATGATCATTTCCATACGGATAGCATAATTAAAAACACTAATTACATATGTTCTGAAACGTTTGTACTGCACCAGTGGCTTATCGTGCCACTTTTTAACCAAGTCATTACAATACTGTCTAGTTATGCTATCCAGAGTTTTATCGCCCAAAAACGGCAAAATATGAAGCTTGAAGATGTCTCTAGTTTTGACGTAGGTTGATTCTTTTTTATCTTCTTTGTATTCAACGAACCATTTTTCATATAGATCTTGAAACGTGATTGGAGCATTGCCATTAAAGTCTTTCACGTTGTAATCATATTGAATCTTATCAAGCCACTTTTTAGCGTCCGTATAAGTCTTAAACCGTTTGTGTGGCCTAACAGGCTTGCCATTACTATCATTGCCTAAACGAACGTTTACATCATATCTAACACCTGTTTTTAATTGAACTTTTTTGATGTTGCTATTTGTTGCCATTATTAAATTCCTCCATAGTTTGAACAGCCAAGAGCAAGCTATGTATGAGGAGAATAATTATTTATTTGGAGTTTTATCTTCTAATTCAGCAAGTTTCTGGCGTGCGTCTTGCAGAATATCCGAAATGTGATCATAAACTTCTTTATGCATATCATCATAATATAGAGAACCATTATATAGTTCAGAGGCGTTAAACAGTTTTGAAGTGCTGTTTATGGTGTTGTCCTTTGGAAACTTGCTAGGATCTAAATAAAAATCGTCATGAATTCTATTATCGAGTTCTGATATACCCATTCTTGCAGAGGCAACCGCATTTTTATCAGTTTTACCACTACCATTTAAATAGGCGACAGCTGTGCCGATTTGTTTCTGAATATCATCATCTTTTGAGATTCTATCAGATTTAGTTAATTGAGATATTTGTGCCTCAATAGTTTCTTGTTTATAACCAGTATTTTCTTCCCACAAATGCCAACCGACTTTATCATCAGAGCGGCCTTGCAAGTAATCGACTGGTACTTTAAAGTAATCGGCTAATTTCTCCCACGTTGCTAACTTTGGTTCACGGTCGCCACGTTCATACTTTGAAATAGCGTCCGAAGAAAGCTTTAGTTGGTTACTCTCCATTAGTTTGGTGGAAAGTTCAGGGAGTGTTAAATTATTTGATTCTCTCAACTGTCTAATTCTATTTTTGCTGTTCATATTTTCGCCGTCCTTTCGAGTAAATTATACATGAAACAAAAAGTAAATACAAATTGTCTTGACAATACTTTTTGTATTGTTGTATAATTCAATTGTTGATAAAGACAAAACGTATTTTAAAGGAGGCGGTAAAAATGAAAACACAGGTTAGTGAAGATTTCCTAAACGCCATTAAAAGAAAACGGGGCGAAAGGAACTTAACTTTTTCAAAACTTGCTAATGAAGTGGGCGTTAGTAGATTGACAGTTTATAGATTGTTCAATAAAAATCAAAAAGTTGTTTATCCAACTACTAAAGAAAAGTTAATAGAATGGTTATCTAAAAACAGTTAAAGGAGGAAACAAAATAATGGAAGTCAAATTTGAATTACCACAGGAAGCACAGGACGCTATGTATAAGACCATGTATGACAGTGCTAAGGACGCATTTAAGGCCGTTGCCGTTCAAAAGGAACTACCAGAAGTAATGCGACTTGGAGAGGCGTGTACCTATCTTAATTGTAGTCGTTCAACGCTTTCTAATTTTGTTCGTGAGGGTCTCGTAGTTAATCAGGTGGGGTCATTGCGTAGGATAACAAAAACAAATTGTGACAAGTTTCTAAAAAGTCATGAGGTCAAATAAATAAACAATCAACAGCCAAGAGCAAGCAAAGAATTTATATATAAAGGAAGTTTTAGAAATGACAATCATTAGTTTTTTACTTTTTACAGTTTCACTATTAATTGCATTAGTTTGTGGGATAGGTTTTGGAATTAGTTGCGAAAGAACACGCGAACAGAATACGCATAACCATTTTATGAAAAGGAGATTTTAAGATGAAAAAAGTGTATAAAAAAAGCCCTGTTACCGACCAAAGCAAACAGAGCAACATAGATAATTCTATCAATGATTTAATTGTAACGCCTAAAAACACTGCTGTAAAGGCAATTAATTGCATTGTTGACATTGACGTCAATCAACTAGCTAACCATTTAGATAGCGATATTTCTAATAAAGAAGCTGGGCTAATTAAGAACTTAGTTAATGGCAAAAAAATAACAGTTTTAAAATCTAATCCTTTAAACAAAGAAGTTAAACATTTGGTCAACTTAGGAATTTTTACATTAAAAGAGGTGAACGACCATGAAAGACTTTAGTTCACTCAAGCAAGCTCTTAAATTAGCTGATATGGGATTACAAACTAGTCCGTTATCGCCTGACAGTAAAATACCATTGATTCCAACTTCGCAGGGTGGGCACGGCTACAAAAATTCAACCTGTGATAAGGCTAAGCTTAATAAGATGTTTTCAAATGCGCCAAAGGCTAATTTGTGTTTGCGTCTTGATACCAGCCATTTAATTATGGTTGATGTTGATCTTCATACTAAAGAGGCAAACGGCAAAGAAACACTTTTAAAACTTGCCAAGCAGAACATGGTGTTACCAAGTAATGGTTATGTTGAGAGCACACCTCACAATGGACTTCATTATTATTTTAAAGTTGATATGCCTGTTCATGATATACCACAAGCTTTTGGTAAAAATTCAGGTATTGAAATTCACACACTATCATCTTCAATTTATCCTAGTGAGATTGACGGCAAACAGTACGAACCATTAGACGGGCATACTTTGGAAGATGTGAAACCAATGCCAAAATGGTTACTTGATTATATCAATAAACAAGCGCAGACAAAAAAGCCATTTATTACCGCTAGGTACCGTGACAAATTATACACTGGCAAGTTACTGGACGAATTTGTAAATGGTGCAAGCTCTGGAAACCGTAATGCTTTTTTAACTAGGATCGCTGGAAAAATGTTTGCAGTCGGTGCAGAGGCCGACACAGTCTATAACATGCTTTTAGTTATTAATGATAATTTTTTAACGCCTCCGTTAAAGGAACGGGAAATAAATATAATTTTCGAATCAATTTTAAGGCGTGATTCGCAACCACAATTTAACTTTTAAAGGGGGTTGAGTAAATGCCGAAAAGACAGATGACGGTTGAAGCAAAAAAATTAATTCCTACTATTCGTAAACCAAAGAACTTTAAAAAACAGCCACCTGTAGATTTTAGAACTTTGGACAAGTCACTATATTTTTCAGATGATGATGATATTTCAGAGACTAATGACGAGTGGAAAGAGTTAGGAAGAAACTATGTTGAATATTTAAATAAGACTACTCCAGATTGGATATTTTTTGGACTGAAACTTGAGGGCACGAAAAGGCAAAGCATTACAACTGGTGTAGTACCTGTAAAACTAGGCAATGCCATTGTTAAGGAATATCATTTTGTGCTCTATCCAGAGTTATTACAGGGGGCTGTATACGTGCCTAGGTTAGGTTGCTGGAGAATTTTAAAAGGCACTAAAGATGAGCTGGGCAAATATATTAGTAGCATTATCACGATAAAACTAAACAAATATGATACTTGGGACAGACACACTTACAGTGAAACTTTACTGTATACAAAAACAATTTTATATGATGATAAAAAAATTCATTCTCCTTTTGACAATTCCAAACCTAATTTAATTGCATTTGCTAATGGAACTTATGACTTACGAGACGATAATTTACATGAAAAAAGGTTGGAAAATTACATTATCAATGCACATGATTATGATTTGGTAACCACTGGTCAAAAAACGCCGTATACAGATGATTGGTTAAAGGAACTGTTTGGAGATCGGTATGAATTTATGGTTCAATTTATCGGCTATATGTTTTATCGTTCGTATGATTTTAGCAATATCATTGTAATTTTACAGTCAGACGGTGGGCATGGAAAAAGTTTCTTTTTGAACCGAGTTAAAGAAATGATTGGACAAGGTAATTACTCCAATATGTCAATTAAACAACTAACTGGAGATAGTGAATTTAACACCAGTGCTCTTTATCAGAAAGACTTGAATTACTTTGCTGATATTGGAGACGAGTTCATGAAATCAACAGAAACTATTAAAAGTCTTAGCGGTGATGATGATTTTAGTATTCAATTTAAGGGCAGTGATTCATTTACGTTTCATAATCATGCTAAATTACTTTTTAGTGCAAACAAACTACCTGCATTTAAACCTGACGATACAGGTGTTAATCGTAGGATCAGAGTTGTACCAGTTATGAGCAAAGTTGCTGATAAGGCATTTAGAGACCGCCACCCCGTAGATAAAATTGAAGCTGAACAAAGTGCTTTTGTTTATAAGGCATTGAGAAGTTTTAAGCATGCAAAAGATACTATTGACGGTAACACGTGGGGACTTGATAACAAGACCATTGCAAAAGCTACCAGTGATTGGATATCAGAAAACGACAACGTTTATTTATGGACACAAGATGAAGTTCTTGGAGATGATCATACTGATTTGTTTTCAAATGGTTATGCTAGACCAGCAAAATGTTACGAGCAATATAAAGAATGGTGTGAAAGCTCTGGATATAACAGCCTTGGCAAAAACAATTTTTATGAAGCTTTGAAAAAATTAAAGTTTCCTTATGAAAAGAAACGTGAAACTATCAACGGCAAAGAAAAAAATCTTTATTGGTTCTATGTTCCAAACTCGTTCCAAAATAGCAATTGAAAAATGGAACAGCTAGTAATGCTGTCACAGCAATGTTTGTGGCGGTTTTATACTAATAATTTGTTCCACTTTTGAAAATGCCTATAAACGTTGATATATCAACTGCCGTAGTACTTTTGTTCCATTTGTTCCAACTATTTTTAGGGTTAGGAAATAAAAAAGATAAAAAAATAAAAAGTATGTATATGTGTGTGCTCGTGGCGGTAGGGCGAAAAAAGTTGGAACATTTGGAACAAAGCAGATTTTTTGAATAAGAATGCCTATCTAACAGCATTCTTATGGTAAAAAGTGTTCCAACTTTGAATTTCATTATTGGAACAAACATGGTTTAAAAATGGAACACACAATAATAATCAACCAACAAAATATAAGGAGAACAACATTATGCGAATTAAATTTATTACAAATAAAGAATCAGAATTAAATGGGCAAGTAATCACGGCTAGTCATGTACCTGTGATTAAAGAATTAATGTGCTGTGAAGATCAATGGCTACAGGTTAAAGGCATTGCTACTAATATTAAGGTTAGTGAACCGAATGAGTTTAATAGTTATCCAGAATACCAGTATATTGTAACGGCAGATGTTCTTGATAGTAAGCCTAGAGAAATGATGACCACTGAAGAAGAACATGACATTTTAATGGGACGCTTAAACAATTAAATTACCAGTAATATAAAGGAGGTACACAATGAAAAATTATAAACTATCAAGAATGAATAAGCGTTGTGAGTTTGGAACATATGTGGCTGGCAAAGAGAACTCATTCGGTCAAACAATAGATGTATATAAACCAGACTTCACAGTCTATTGTGGTGACTACTCAATAAGCATGGCGCAGGCAGTAACATTATTAGGACTGAATATTGAGAACACTCGTGAGATAGTCATAAGACATAACGACAAGGTAACGAGTGAACAGTTAGTACATCTTGATGATACTGAATACAAGATCATAAATATTGATTCAGATAAAGGTGTCAATACATTTGATGTGATCACGTTGCAAGAGAGCAAAGGACTATGACACAGGCCATGAAGTTCTGCTCTCATGCTGGTTGTAGGAATCTCATACCATTAACTGAACGCTATTGCAGTAAGCACAAGCATGAAGAAAGTTCACGCGTATACTTCCACCGCAAACATTCAGGTGGTAAATATGAAGCATTTTATCATTCCACAGCATGGAAGAAGTTAAGTTATCAATATAAGTTAGCAAACCCCATGTGTGAAGCATGTTTAAAACGTGGTGTTATACGAAAAGTTGATATAGCTGATCATATTGTACCGATCAAACAAGACTGGACTAAACGCCTAGATTACAGCAATTTAGAAAGTCTTTGCCAATATTGCCACAACGATAAGACAGAATCCGAACAATTAAGCAAAAAGTCAAATTAATGTTCGTGTTCTATTCGGGGAATTGTATAAACAAAAAGTGACAGTTGAAATTTAAAATTGAATAAATTATTTTTATATAGCTCTCAAATCCTGTTAAAACGGCAATATGGGGGCTATGTTTTTGATTAAGTGAAGCGACACACAACTTTTCATTTTATAAAAATCCAATGAAATACGAACTATAAAGATGAAATTTCGTGTAATCGTTCGTGTATTGGTGTATAATTAGTTTAAATAAGAAAAAGGAAATGAACAATTTTGGGAAAGATAAAAAAGGTTGAAAACATCAAGGGGCACATGACAAAAGAGCAACTTTCTCAACACAAAGACGCTGAAAAGGCCTTAAAAAAATATCCGAAGCTAAATTTTGAACCACCTCAAGGAATGAAGAGGGAAGCTGTGGAGGAATGGAATAGAATTGTTCCTTTGCTGGCCGAAAATACTCCAGTTAGTGAACTAGATCGAACTTTGATTGAAGTTTACTGTAATGCTTTTGCACAGTACAAGCTTTGTGAACGAGAAGTAAACCATGACGGTGTTGTAGTTACCTCTACTACTGGTACTAAGGTACGCAATCCATACATTATGGAAGAGCATGAGGCTATTAAGACAATTAAGGTAACGGCCACTGAATTAGGTTTGTCAGTAAATGCGAGAGCCAAGCTTGAATTGAATAATGCTAAAACCGATAAAAGTGACCCGTTCGAGAGGGTGTTAAGTGGTGGATAGAACTAAAGAGTATTGCAACAAGATTCTATCAGGCGATATCTTAGCAGGAAAGAAAGTTAAGCAAGCTTGTCAACGTCACTTAAACGATCTTAAGCGACAACGAACAAAAAATTTTCCTTACTACTTTGATAATGAGATAGCCGAAAAAGCTATTAATTTTGTGGGAATGCTACCCACAACGGACGGCAAAAAGTTACACCTTGAATTATTTCAGTGTTTTGTAATTGGTTCATTATATGGCTGGCGTGAAGATGATACAGGTTATAGGCGTTTTAATCGGGCGTTTATAAGTATTGCTAGAAAGAATGGTAAAAGTTTTCTAATCTCTGCAATTGGTGCGGTTGCTTTATTAATGGAAAGCGTACCAGCCCGTGGAAGACAAATCCTCTTTACTGCAAACTCTTCAAAACAAGCACATCTAGCCTTTGACCAATTGCAAAACGGACTAAAGCAGGTGGCAAGTAAGTCACCTTATATGCGTAGACGTTTAAAGATTCTCAATAGTGAAATTGATGATTTAGATAGTGATAGCAAGGCCGTACCACTGGCTACAGATACTTCCAGTTTAGACGGTTATAATCCAACGTTAGGAATTATTGATGAGTACCACAAAGCTAAGACACGGGCTGTTTATGACGTTTTGAAGAGTGGGACAATTCAACAACCTAATTCATTGATTGCCGTTATCTCAACTAGTGGTTTGGAGCTTAACAGTCCAATGCACGAGGATTATGAGTATTTGTCTAAGGTACTTGCTGGTAAAGAAAAGTCTGAACGCTATTTTGCTTTAATTTATGAGCTTGATGAAGATAAAGAAGTTTTTGACCAAGCTAATTGGGTCAAAGCTAATCCGTTAATGAGTAACAAAGTGATTGCTAAGACCATGACTGAACAAATTCAATCGGATCTTGATATAGCAATTAAACAAAACTCTTTAAATTCATTGCTGACTAAAAATCTCAACGTTTGGAAGCAGGCAAGTGAAAATTCTTACATTGCTAGTGATGACTGGCAAGCTGGCGAGATTGAGAACAAACCAGATTTAAATAATCGTGATGTGTTTATAGGTGTGGATCTAAGTAAAAGTTCAGACCTTACCGCAGTTAGTTGGTTAGTTCCAATTGGTAACAGTAAATTCTATGTTGATTCGCATGCCTTTGTTGCCACTAAATATGGACTAGATCAAAAAATTAAAACAGATGGAATTGATTATCGTTCTTTAGAGGGATTAGGTGAGTGCGATATAACCAAACTCGATAGTGGTGTGATTGATTATGATCAGGTGTTTAACTATATTCGTGAAATGATTGGTAAATATAACTGGACTGTAAAAGGTATCTGTTATGATCCGTGGAGTTTTGACTATTTGCTACCTAAATTTGAAAGTTCAGGTTATCCATTGATTGAAATACGTCAAGGGCCAAAGACATTGAGTATTTCTACAAAACGATTTAAAGAAGAATTGTTTAAAGGCAATATTGTTCATACGGAAAATAAGTTACTAGCTTACAACGTGAATAATGCCATTTTAAAATATGATTCAAATAATAACCCCATGATTGATAAAGCAAGACACGCTAATCGAATTGATGAGATTGCTTCATTAATAAATGCTTATGTTGTGGGATATGAATACTACGATAAACAGGAAGGAGAGAAAGCAGACAATGAATATTATGAAAACTATTCATTCAATCTTTAATCTTCAAACTGTTCTGCTGGTTGTTGGTTTGTTGTTAATCGTGGTTGGCTTGTGGCTATGGCTAGGCTATCAGATTGGTTTGATTGTTTTAGGCGTTGCCATGGTAGTAATTGCATTATTGATTAACTACGAGAAAGGAGGTTAAACATGAGTTTTTTTATGGGAAGTAATAAGAGTGATATTGAACCAGACAAAGATACGGCATTTCTTGATGCACTTGTTTCTATGAGTAGTGATGATAGTTCTGTGTATGTGGGTGCGGGAGCTTTACGAAACGCAGATGTATTTACAGCGATTCGAGTAATTGCGTCAGATATCGCCAGCAATCCAATTCAGGGTACTAACGATAAAACAATCAAGCTATTAAATGAAAATCCTAATTCATTAATGAATGGTTTTAATTTTAAGTTTGCACTAGCTGTAAATTTATTATTGAATGGTAATTCATTCGCTGAAATTATCAGGGATAGTAATGGACGGCCTACACAACTTAATTTTATTAAGAACAGTCAAATGACTGTAAAACAGGACGATCAGAGCGGAATAGTTACCTATAACTATAAGCAAAACAGATTTAACTCGCGTCAGATTGCGCCTGTCAACATGCTACATTTTAAGTATTTCACACAAGATGGCATTGTGGGAGTTAGTCCGCTATATGCGTTGAAAGATCAGATCCAAGTACAAAAATCTGGTAATAGTTTACTGAACAATTTCTTCAAGAACGGAATTAATGGAACAAGTATTTTAAAGCTTCACAAAACAGATTTAAGCGAAAACGCGAAAACAAATCTTCGTGATCAGTTTGAAAAAGCTAACAACGGGAACAATTCATTAAAAACGGTGGTACTTGATGATTCAATGGACTTGAGCAATTTAGAAGTGAATACGGACGTTCTGAAATTTATTAATTCCAATGATTGGAGTAGTCGGCAGATTGCAGAGGCTTTCGGTATTCCTATCGAAAGATTAGGCGTAGAAAATAGCCATTCAAGTAATGAACAAAGTAATATTCTTTACTTACAAAATTCACTATCAAATTATTTTGCAGTATTTACTAGTGAGATTAACAGCAAGCTGGCTGGTACTTATACATTTAATACCGACAAGTTATTTAGTGCAGACCCTGAAACTAATCAAGACTTAGCCATTAAGGGTTATCAAGGTGGTTTATTAACCGTGAATGAAGCACGTGCAAAAATCGGGCTTACTCCAGTTGATAATGGTGATCAGTTATTAATCAATACGGATTACATACCGCTTGAAGATATGGCACAAAACAAGAATTTAGTGAGCACCGCACCAATAGCGCCCACCGAGGAGGGAACAAATTAATGAAAGATACAAGATTGACAATTAATGCAGAATTGCGAGCTGATGAACCAGTAGACCCTGAAACGGCTGATAACACTGATTCAACGCAAACTACTGCAACAGATACAACAGATCCAGATAAAACTACGCAACCAGATGATAGCAAAGGCAAGGCAATTTCTGGTTACGCCGTAGTATTTAACAGTCCAAGCAAAGACTTAGGTGGCTTTACCGAGGTGGTTAGCCCTAAAGCCTTTGACGGTGTGGACTTAAGCAACGTACTTATGTTAAACAATCATTCATACGACCAAGTGCTTAGTTCAGTTAAGGCTGGCACTTTGAAACTTGAAGTTGACGATAAAGGGCTTCACTTTGACGCCACATTACCTAACACAAGTTTTGCCAATGATGTGTATGAAGAAGTCACATCTGGCAATGTTGACAGTGCTAGTTTTAGTTTTGCGATAGCAGATGACGGAGACACGTTCACAAAGGACGATTCAGGCAACGTTACACGCACAATTAATCAGGTTAAGTCCTTGTTTGATGTGAGTGTGGTTGCTGTTCCAGCCTATGACGATACTAATGTAGCAGTAGATTCACGTAGTTATGAAAAATTTATTGGTAAAAATACTAAAGCAGATAAAGAGGAGAACAAAAAAATGACAGAAAAAACAATTATCGATAACAAACCAGAGGAAACAGAAACACGTAGCTTTGAAAATTATATTAGATCAGAGGGTGAACAACGTGACGGCTTAACTACTGAAAATAACCAAGCCGTTGTACCTAGTGAAGTTGTTACACCAATCTTTGAATATAAACAAAATGAGGCTAACTTAGGCCAATTCGCAACAGTAAAAACAGTTTCTACAGGTTCTGGTACTTATCCAATTTCTACTAACTCTAATGCAGTGTTAGCCACTAAAGACGAATTAGCAACGATTGCAGACGTTGACGCTGGTATTACTGGAGTTGACTATAAAGTAGCAACGCGAGCGGGTAAGATTTTTCTTAGCCAAGAAATTGTCGATGATTCAGAAGTGCCAATCGTAAACGAAGTTCAGGCACAATTACAAAAGTTAGTTAATAATACTGATAACACAAATATTGTGGCTTTACTAAAGAAAGCTACCAAGTCAGCCATTACTAGTGTTGACGATATCAAGAAAGCCTTTAACGTTGATTTAGACCCCGCTTTAAATAAGATGATCATCACTAATCAAGGCGGTTACAACTATCTTGACCAATTGAAGGATAGTGAAGGGCGTTACATGCTACAAACTGACCCCACAGCTCCTACAGGTTCTGCATTGTTAGGTGCTCCAATCGTGGTAGTACCAAGTACCTTATTACCAGATGAGACAGACGGCAGTTTTCCATTATTTGTGGGTGACTTGTCACAATACCTTGCAATCTTCAAACGTAACCAAGTAACTACTAACTGGCAACAATTTGACAGCTATTCACAAGGCTTGGCTGTAGTAGTCCGTAACTGCTACTCTGTTATTGATGATAAAGCCATGGTATATCTTGCCTTAGCACCAGCAAGCGCAGCTACACCAGCTAAATAATTTAATCAGGCGGGCAACCGCCTATACATATAATATAAATTTTATAAAAACAGGAAGTGATTTTTTTGAGTGTAACAGTTCAGGATATCGAAAGAAGTTTAAGAATTGATTTAACAGATGATGGTGCTTTAATTCAAACATATATAGATACAGCAGTAGCGTATATTCAAAACGCCGTGGACAGTACACATACAGCAGAGCAATTGGAAACATATCCACAGTTTAACTTTGCTGTGTCTCTATTGGTTCAATTTTGGTATAGCAATCGTGATACAGATATGAAAGAAACACCATACCAAGTGGTTTCAATGATCCAACAATTAAGAGGAAAGATAAATGACAATTAATGAAAATATGTCTATTAGATGATATAATATAGGTACAAATAAAAATTCTGTGGGAGAACGTTATTTGTAGGTCGGTTTACTGTGAGAGCAATCTTGACGGTAATTAATGCGATTGTAGACTAAAAATATAGGGTAGATCGTAACTAACAATAGTTGGTATCATCATTTCTGTATTTTTCGCTTTTAAGCGATATTTATTTTGCAACTTTGAAATGTTCATTTATTCCAATTTTAGGCTTCACCTTTAATTGATATTGGTGGTAGAGATACCACCACATACATAAAAATCGTCAGAAATACGTATTGATGCTATAATAAGAGTGTACAAAAAAAGGAGTTGGCCCGCTTGCGAGTTCTCCTTCTTAAGTGTTATAATTGGTTATTTACTAAGCAACGCTAGTAAAATAAACCATACAAGGGAAGATAGTAAGTTAATACACAGTGGTACACCAACTATTTTCCATAACTTAAATAGATATTTCATAAGGGTTTTGCCTCCCACTGGTAACCATTCCTCGGGGTAAAGGTTTCATGTTACCAGGTATTTAGTATAGCGTATATAAAACATTTTTTATACCTTGCGTCTATTATTTTTTTGATGTATGATAATTGCAGATATGTTCATAAGGGCTTGCCTCTAACTATTACTGAATAGGGGTATTCAGTAAACATTATTGCATAGTGTTGTTAGTGGTAGTCAGTTGGTGTTGTCTGTGTTTGCGACAACACTTTTTTTATACATAAAAAAATCCCACTAGATTCTAGCTAGTGGGTGCTTGCTCTTGACTGTTAATTTTAGATTAGTGACACACGAGTGACACACAATTACATCATTTATATAACAAAATCCTATTATACAGGGCTTTAAGAGGGTCGTAACCCCTCCCAGTATGCCCAATAAAATAGATAAATAAAGACCGTTATATCAACATTTCGTTGACGATAACGGTCTTTTAGTTTAATCAAAAAGATTATCTTTATTCAAAGGTGAGCGAATATAACCGGTAATAATTCCCATTTCACGCTTTGTTTTAGAGTCCAATTTTTCTGGATCTGCATCTGGTTTTACATACTTAAAAACGTTTTTTAAAGATTGAATTATCTGGCGATTGGCCAAATAAGAATCACTAATCGCTTGTGATACACCAACTGCAATTCTTGTATAATCTTCGCCTGCTTTTAGCTGCTCTGCAGCTTTAGAAAGTGCGTTTTGCATTTTTGGTAATGTCTCAACCTCAGGATTATTAATTGTTTTAACAATTAAATTATAGAGTTCTTGATACTTCTTATTCATATTTATCCCCCCATGGATTAAAACACTGTTTTAAAACGCATTTATTGTGGGCCTTTTTGAGTAAAATAACAAGTAGCTTGTTATACAGGTATATCGTATTTTTAATAATGTTAATTTTGATAAGAAAATTATTACGGTTTTGGAGTCTATCCTGAATTGAATCCAAAATCAAAATTGCATTATTTATTGTATAAAAAAGGCTTCCTATACAACAAAACATGTGGATACGTTGACAATATTTGAAGATTTATATAAAAATTATGTAACAATTAAATAATAAGTTGTTTTTTTAATGAAAGCGCTTTATAATAAGAAAAGTAATAGTTGCCTTTCTCAATAAATAAGGAGAGCTGCCTATGAAAGAAAATAAAGACTATTTTTGAAGTGACGTAGTAAAAATGCGAGAGTGTCAAATTTTATGTGTAAATGAAAAAGCCTCTCACTTTTGAACTAAAACATTGATTCTAAAGTGTCTTGAACTAGATTGAACCCTTTATGTGTTCGTCGCCCAAATTTGTCATTGTAATCAGAGACGATTTCTTTGGTAAACTGATTCAT